CGCCGGGTGTGGCCAGCGACCAGGTCGGACGTGTCGACATGTCCAGCCCCAGCTGGCTGGTGCCAGCACCCTGGATGGTGACAGTCTGCCGTGTCGTGCCGGTTGGGTTGACTGGGCCTGACGCATTAAGACCTACGCCTGCCGCAGAGTATTCGTAGCCAGTGCGATACGAGTGGCTGGTGATAGTTTCCAACACCTTGGTCTTTGATTCTGTTCTGCTCGACAAAACCCCGCTTGTGAAATTTGGGACCACGGGTATGGCTAATGCTGGTGCAGGTGCCAACAACAAAAGCAGAAAGACCGCACGCATTTACTTCGTCGTCAGCTCCACAATTGTCTGACCCAATGCACTCGTACCTGCCGCACCTGGTGTAATTGTTAAAACACCCGAGGTTGCCAGCGTCCCCCCTAACCCAGTGTTGGCGCCGGCGGCCGTGCTCGTCACATCCGAGAAATTAGGGATTGCGCCGACTGATGCTGCTGAATCGGGCACAGCATCGCCTTGGAAATAGGTTTGCGAGAACGTAAAGGCGTTGCCACTGGTCGCCTGCGTGGCGCTAGGTAATGTGATTGCGTTAACGCCGTTGGTGGCTGCCCCGAACCCACCTATTGCGTTACTGGTTGTGGTGCCACCCGACGTAACCGAGGTGGCCACACCAGAACCGCTGACTGAATAGGAGTTTGACTGCCTGATTGCACGGCTGACTGCGGCGTCAACTGACAACTGCACCGACGATTGAATCTTGTGGGTGAGGTCTGCCCTGGCTGGATTTGCGGCCAGCAATGTGACGCCTAACACCAAAAGGCTGCGCTTCATTTGATGCCAGTCTTGCTGTTGTTCTCCACAACGTTAACGCCGTTGCCTTCCTTTTTCTTTTTGTTGAGTTTGCCCAGGGCTGGTGTGTACGTCGCCGCAGTCCCCGTAAGCAAGCTGGCCGGGAAAGTTGGATCGACAGCCTGCTTAAAAATGCCCAGGTAATTGGCAGTCAGTATCGCCATGGACCAGGCAAGGATGCCCAGCCTGACCAGGTCACCCAGCCAGCCGTGGTCATTCTGCTGCTGCTCTTCTTCTTGCTCAGCTGGACGTTGTTGTTCTGCCATTGTCAACGGAGCTACCGTTAAATCGTACCGACCACGTCGACATGCTCCTGCTCATCAGGCCAATCCTGTTTGCATTTCTGAAATCAGAGTCGTGCAAAAAGCTGATCGTTGATGTGCTCTACGCCATGGCCAAGGCGTCAGACAACAAGCTCGATGACCACATCGCAGCCATGGTCAAGCAGGCACTGCTGCCGGCGGCACCCAAAGCTTGACCTGCTTGGACTGCTCGCAGTAGTCACCTGCTCGCAGGATGCGGGCCAGCCTGGCTGTGCGTATGGCATCAGCTGCCAGTAAGCCTGCCTTCATGTATGCACCCACCACTGCAGGCCACATCTCCTGCACGGTGGTCTTGTCTTTCAAAATTTTGTTGGCAGTAACAGGGCCCACCCCCTTCACGCCCTTGTAGCCATCGGTCGAATCGCCGGTGAGGGTCTGCGCCATCCATGCACGGTCTGCGTCAAGCGAGGTGACCTCCTCGATCTGTTCGTTGACGAGCAACTTGCAGGGGACAGTGCGCATGTCCTTGTCGATCGACACGATGATCGGGTCAGGCACGCTGCCGTCAGTAGCAAGCAGGCCCATGCAATCGTCAGCCTCAAGCATCGGCTTGACCACTGTCGGGTAGGCATCGGCAATCCACTTACGCATGTCACTCAAGCCAAGGGGCTTGCGCTTGCCAATGCGGTTGGCCTTGTAGTCAGGGAACTCCACATGCCTGAACGTGGGGTAGCTGCTTAGGCACACCAGCACATCACTGTCATCAGCGATGGCCCGGTAGTTCTCGATCATGGTGCACACCGTGTTGATTACATCGCCCTGGTCCAGGTGCAGGGTGTGGATGGTGTCGGTCCACCTGACGTCACGCTCGTTTGCTGAGCAGCCGAGGTACAGCAGCCAGTCGCCATCAAGAAGCAGGGTCATAGTCCGAAGTAAGAAGACATGGGTACAGACAGGCGACCTGTCTTGCGGTCAAACACCAGCTCATCCAGTGGTCCGGTCTCGCCACTGAATCTGTTCTTGAGCATGCGCAGCTGCAGCTTGTTGCGCTCATCGTCACCACCCTGCTGGTTGCGTTCTGCTCCAATGCAAAGGTCTGAGAGCTGGGCTATGGCGTGGCTTCCCCTAAGTTGCGACAGGCTGGTCTGTCCACCCTCCTCGTGGCCGCGGCCTTCTGGTCGCTTGAGGTGTGACACCAGCACCAGGCCCACGCCTGTTTGCTCCACCACCTGCCGCAGCTTGGTGCATGTGACGTCCAGCGCACGGCGCTCGTCGAGATCAGAGATGCCACTGACCACGATGGTGAGGTGATCGACCACCACCACGTCGACACCTTCTGATGTGGCGAGGTACTTGAT